GGGTAGTGCAGTTTCCGGTGCGCTAGGCGGTGCTCTAGGTGGCGCTCTAACAAGTGGGCTAAAAGGTGCTGTTTCTGGTGCACTTGGTAGTGCTGTAGCAGGTGTAGTTGGAAATACTACCGGATCTCTAGGAAATACTTTAGGTGCAGCAGTGGGTAGTGCTGTTGGTGGTAAACTAGGCGGTGCACTTGGTAGTGCAATTGGCGGGGCTGCTGGTAGCTTGATAGGTGGCGGACAAATAACTACCTCAGTCGCTAGTGGAATAAATGCTTTACCAGGTGGGCAAAACGCAGTATCAACTATTAATAACTTTGCTACAAAATCTATTAACTCTATTCCAGGTGTTTCTGAAATTAGTAACTTGGTAACCAATACCTCTTCCGCAGCAACTAATGGTATATCAGTTGCTAATAGCGTTAATAGCGCCTTAACTAGCGCAGTTGGTGGTGCTATTGGTGGTGCATTAACCGGCGGTGCTAAATCTGCTTTGTCAGGTGCTTTGGGCAGCGCAGTTACAGGAGCACTTTCAGGTGCTGCAGGTGGACTCGGGTCTGCATTATCATCTGGTATAGGCAGCGCAATTGGTGGTAAACTAGCCGGTGTGGCAGGTAGCGCATTGGGCGGATCACTTGGAAACTTATTAGGATCGGCTACAGGATTGTCTGGTGCATTAGATAAACTTAAATCAGGTCAAAATAGTTTGGCTGCATTAGCATCGGCTGGTTTACCTGCAGCGGCAGCAGCACAACTGAATTCAACACTATCAACACTTAACTCAGGTTCAGCAGTACCAATTGGATTACCTGCTGTGGGACTTAACACTTCTGATAGATCAGAGGTAAATGCTCAAATAGCTTCGGTATTACCACAAGGAGTTCCTGCACCAAACTTTGATGGTCCTAGCGAATCTGCAAAAACTGCTCAACAGGCACAAGCAGATACAGTTAGTGAAATAGTAAAATTAAAAGAAAGAAAAGCGGAAATTGAAAAGCAAAGGGTACAAAATGTTTTAGCGTATAGTGCAGCTATTAATGCATATGACGAAGCTGCAAAAACATTACCTCAAGGTAGCCCAGAATTAACAAGATTAAAGCAGGCTGAAGAGGCAGCAAAGAAAACCCGTAGAGATTATTTGATATCAAGCTATAAAGAATTAGAACAGGATATTGACAAAAAATTGAAAGCTTTAACGGGATAAATATTTAATGCCATCATATATCGGATTCTCTACAGCTAACGCATTACGACTTCCAACTACCAATGATAATCCTGGGGTAGATGGAGGCGTAGGCGGTATACTTCAACCAATCTATATCGGTAAAAAATATCGTTTGGTTGACCAACAATTGGTGATCAGAGATTTACTAAACGCACTTAATATCCAACAAGGTACAAAAGTTGGTCAACCAGGATATGGTACTACACTTTGGTCATTCGTGTTCGAACCCAATACACTTGATGTACAACAACAACTAGAATCAGAAATCAGAAGGGTAGCATCACTAGATCCTAGAATTGATCTAAATTCTGTAAAGGCATTCCCCCAAGAAAATGGTATTCTACTTGAAGTAGAAATGGCTATCGCACCTTTCAATAACGCATTACAACTAAGCGTATTCTTTGACGCTAATACAAGTAGAGCTATCTTACAATAAAATTCTTAAAAACATTGGTTTTCAAGTATGATAAATACTTAAAAGAGAAAACTTATGGCAACCAGTTCAAGGCAATCAGCACTTTTTGGGGTAAATGATTGGAAGGCTATCTACCAAACATTTAGAGAAGCAGACTTCCGTAGCTACGACTACGAAACTCTTCGTAAAAGTTTTATTGACTATCTACGCTCATACTACCCTGAAACCTTTAACGACTATGTAGAAAGTTCTGAATTCATAGCATTGCTAGATGTTATGGCTTTCATGGGCCAAGGTCTAGCATTTAGAAACGACTTAAATACTAGAGAAAATTTTATTGATACTGCTGAAAGAAGAGATTCAGTTGTAAAATTAGCTAATCTAGTAAGCTATACACCTAAACGAAATCTTACCTCCGAAGGATACTTAAAAGTACTAAGCATACAAACTACTCAAAGTATCAACGATATCAATGGTATTAACTTAAGCAATATACCTATACTTTGGAATGACCCTGCTAACCCAAATTGGTTAGAACAATTTAATACTATTGTCAACGCTACTCTAGTCAATACTCAAAGAGTTGGTAGACCAGGAAATTCTGCCGATCTACTAGGTGTAACAACTAACGAATATACTATCAATATTCCCCAAGCTAGTTTACCAATAGTACCTTTCACATCCACCGTAGATGGAATCACTATGCCATTTGAATTAGTCAGTGTTACTAGTTTAGATGAAGATTATATGTATGAGATTCCACCTGCACCTGATAGCAGATTTAATATGCTTTATCGTAACGATAAACTAGGCTATGGTAGCCCTAGCACAGGATATTTCTTTTATTTCAAACAAGGTACTCTGCAAAACTACGACTTCAACTTACAACAAGAAATCTCTAACCAAGTAGTAGATATTAATATCCAAGGTATTAATAATACAGATACTTGGTTATATGCTCTTAATCTAGCAAATGGTGATAGAGTTTTATGGAAACAAGTTGAAAACATTTATGCTGATGCATATCTACAAACCGAATCCAGCTTAAGACAAATATTCTCTGTAACTAGCAGATTTAATGATCAGGTAAGTTATGTATTTGGTGATGGTGTATTCTCAAAAATCCCAGTAGGAACATTTAGAGCATATGTCCGCTCAAGTAATGGATTGACTTATACCATTGACCCTAATGAGATGCAAGGTATTCAGGTTTCATTTTCTTATGTAAGTAGAGTAAACAAAATAGAAACTCTAAGCGTATCTCTAACACTACAACTGCCAGTCTCTAATGCTCAATCTAGAGAATCATTGGCACAAATCAAACAAAGAGCGCCATCTAGATACTATACACAAAACCGTATGGTCAACGGTGAAGATTATAATAACTTCCCATATACCCTTTATAGTTCAATCATAAAAAGTAAAGCAATCAACAGAACTTCGATTGGTGTATCTAAAAACTTAGACTTGCTTGATCCAACTGGAAAATATTCTAGTTTAAATTCATTTGCTAGTGATGGTGCTGTATACCTAGACGATGATGATGGTTCATTGTCATTGACTGTTAATAATACAGGAAATATTATCTCATTCTTAACTGATAATCTATCTTCTGTATTAGGCTTGAATAGAGCTTTACAATATTATTTGGAAACATATCCAAGATATTCAATCAATGTAGCATCAGGTGATGGTATAGTATATTGGAATACTGATACAGTTGATGCTAATTCTATTACAGGATATTTTTATAATATTATCAATAGCTCAAATGTTTCTATACCAACAGGAACATTTTCTACAAATAACATGAAATATGTGACTAGTGGTGCTTTGTTGAATTTCAATGCTCCAAGTGGTTATTACTTTGATAGTAATAATAGATTAGTTGCTGGATTGCCCGGTCCATCTAATATCACATCAATTTGGATATCTGTTAGTAATGTAGTTGGTGATGGATATAATAATGGTGCAGGTTCTTTTTCAAATGGTACTGGTCCTGTTACTTTAAGTAGCTATGTACCAACTGGTGCTATATTAACAACGGTTATTCCTTCATTTGATAATACATTTTCAGATGTGATTATACAACAATGTGTGACTTTGATAGAGTTAAATCAAAGCTTTACTTTGATTTTTAATAATTCACTTACTATCGCAGAAGATAGATGGAGTATAGGCACTGTTAACGCTACAAATTATTTTGTTAAATTTGAAAGTCAAGGTAATAACATATATTCAGTTACTTATAAATCAGTGATTTATTATTTTGGTAGTGTAGCTGATACAAGATTTTCATTTGAAAGAGATAAACTAATCTATGATCCATTTTCAGGAAAACTGATCCAAGATTTCATTAAGATTTTAGCAACTAATACTCAACCTACTAATAACAATCC